GCCAACAGTTGTCAAGTACTCATAGACGTTATCCATGTCATGCGAATATTGGTTAATACCAATAGCGCTAGGTGTTGTAGCATGTGATTGATTGAAAGCACACAATAGAGAGCCATAAAGCATTCTAAAAGCTGTGTTTGCGATCAAATCACCACAGTATATCACACGACACTTCTTGTCCTTGAGCTTAGAACTAGAGATCAGTTCGTCTTTAAGATGAATCAAGAATCGACCATTTGGTCTTTCCGTCTTCATCCTTTCGACATACTTCTCAACTAGCGTTCGGAACATTGGGTCGTAGACCAACTGACCATTTTCATCAAAGTAGAAAAAGTCAGTCTTCCCTTTTTTACGTGCAAGCTTACACAAGGGGTAACCCGCTGAAGTTCCAGACTTCATTGATGACAACATGCCTGGAACTCCTTTCAACGCTTCTTCGAATGTCAATTCCCTCCTTCCCACAGGCCACTTAAGGCTGTGTTCATAAGAGAAGAGAGTATCTTCGGTCACGTTACGTAAGACCTTTTGATCTGGTTTACTAAACTCCACTGCCAACGTGTCATTCACCATATTAACCAAAGGGTCTTCTCCTTCCGTCCGGGGGTCACTAGACGAAAGAAGCGGAAGATGTTTTTGAGGGGACGACGTAAGATCGTCAGAAAGAATAGATTTCCGAATTTTACTCTTTCTGTTGAGATGGATTCTCTCAGAACTAGGAACAATTTCAACCGAAGCTAAATTTGGCCCGTAAAACAAGCACTCTTCTGCAAAGCGAGTGCCGTCTGTTCCGTGAGATTCAAAATCAACGTCCTCATCCGTTTCGCGGTCTGGTTCAATACATGCAAGGATGTCTTCTTGCGTAATCATGAGACCAAGACCTTTTGACTTATTATCAGCCGTTGCTCCTCCAGCGATATGGAAACCAACATACTTCATCGGGCAATGAGGGCCCAACGAACGTAGTAAAGTTCCACAATCACCAGGTTTACATTCAGCACTATAAGTCAATCCAACGGGTGCTG